CATCTTCGCTATTCGAAGCTGTCCGAAAAATCTTCACCGGACTGGATTCCGATCCACGTCATTGCAGCTTCCGCAATGCCTTCTTGGGCAGCAGCAAGATCTTCTCCGTGAAGGCCGAGCTTCTCGACAGCCTCTGAGGCTGACTGCGCCGCAAGGAATGCCTGAGACTCTGGCTCTGTGACATCAGCCTTAATCGACATGACGCGCTTAATAGCCTTCTGGAACTCTTGGCCCCCTAGTAGGTATAGTACTTCACTGCTCATAGGATGATACTACTTGGTCAGGTCGGCACCTGTCAAGGGCCTACCTGTGGAGCAAGACAAGTGATAGGACTTGCCGTTCTTAAAGATGATCGGGCCAAGGCTCTTGACTGCCGCAATCTTCTCCCGCCTGTCCTTGTTGGGGCATTTGGGGTGAGAGCAGACGTTTGCCCCAATCCCGCGCTTAATCATTCTGTCCATAAAATTTCTCCAGATACTCTATGATCTTTGGTCTCCAGGTCTTGCTGGCTTCTGTTTTCATTCTGTGATGAAAGCCGCAGATGGCAACAAGGTTCTCCTCGATCGACGGGCCCCGCTTGCCAAACCCACTAGATACTACATGATCTAGCTCAACAGGACCTTTCGTCCCCGAGCCAAATTGTGTTCCGCACTCCTTAGGCATGCCAATCCTTGGGCCGATGCAGGTCTTGTCTCTTTTTATGACGGCACGGCGCAACTCAGGAGTGACGGGGTCTTTATGCGCCATTACTTCTTGCGCTTAGTCTTCTTGGCGGGCTTCTCTAGCGCGGGGGCCTCAAGCTCTGCTTTTGTTATCGGCTTAACGTTATTCGCCTTGATGATCTTGCACGGCAAGCAGAAGCACGGCTGGGGGTGGTAAAACTTGTCCGCCATTACTTCCCTTCTTTTGCCTCAACCGAGCGCATCACCCGGTTGGCATAAGAAACTCCGGCATCGCCGCCCCACAGGGCCCATGCAATTCTGCCAGCCGAAGGGAAGCCCTTCTGGCCAGGCTTGAATCCCTCGCCCTTCTTGTCGACAAGGTGTCGGGCAAGATAGGCGCGCATCTTGCGGACTCGCGCAACAGTCATTCGATTTCCAATGAGCATTCGTGCCGTCAACTGTCCAGGCCCAATGCCGCCGCGACCAAACTCCTTGCGCCAATCAAGCCCGCGCTGTGCTTCCGCCCTAACGGCAGCGGGAACATCAAGATTAATCTTTCCGTCCGCCTTGCTGATCTCAATCGACTTTTCGCTAAGCCCTGAAAGGCCGTCGCCAACTGCGCCAATCGTGCAGACCACTTCATTGCCCTCTCTTGCAATAATTGACGCGGCGTACTTCTTGTAGTGGTCGCCACTGCCAGCTGGGAATGTGCTGAACATCGACTTCTCAATCTTAATTTCAAATTCCTCAAGGTTAGCAAGGATGCTCTTTGCCGAAGACTCTGGGCGCGAGGAGACGAGATACACTGGGTATTCGCCAGCAAGGTCTTCAAGCGCATCGATCATCTCAAAGTTAATCTCCCCGCTCTCCTCAAAGATGCCATCTGCGTCAGCAACAACAATCTTTCGCGCTACTGACTTCTTGGTCTTCTGCGGTGTCTGATTTGGCCCCATCTGCGGCGCGGGCTTTGTGGACTCTCCGCCGTCGGGCTTTGGCGCATTGCTGCTACCAACTGGTGGCCCCTGATGTGGTGGCTCTTCTGGCCTGATCGGGCTCCCACCTTCGCCTGGCACCTCTGGCCCCGGCTCATTGGTTTCTGGGTCTCCAACCTTCTGCTTCAGGTACATCTCGTAATATTCCAGCGGCATGTAGCCAAGTGGGCTTGGGAACCAGACCTGGTCGCCAAGCTCGCCAACGCCCTCTTGTCCGCGCTCCTTCAGGGCGTCGTTTAGGCGTAGCCATGGAAGGCCTGAGAGGGCCTGCTTGTAGTAGTCGCCCATGACCGCAGCCGAAGCGCGGCCCATATCCGTGTATGCAAATCGCAACGTCTTATCAAACGCCCAAACAACTTCTCTGGTCAAGTAGTCCGCAACAAGATCCATCAGGGGGAGGATTCCGTTGTCTGCGGTAAGTTGCGCGCCAACCTCGGCGCTTGAGCGGTTCACGTCAAACGAAATGCCAATGTCTTGCGGCTGAACGCCGAACGCGGCACAGATCTTTCGGGCAAGATAGATCTGCCACTCAAGGAACTGCATGTCGCGGTTTGACTGCGCCATTGGAATCCAGTTGACGCCCTTGCCGCCGCCAATGATGGCGGTCTGGCTCTGCCCAGCAATCTCAGCATCCCAGTAGGATCGGAAGGCGTCTACCTGGTCAGGGCGAACACCCTCACCGAGGTTGATGATTCCTGGCGGAACTGCCTGCTCAACCATGTTGGCGTTGTACTGCGCGGCCTTGAGGTCCGCCTCAATGGTTTCCGCAAGAACTTCAATTGGCGAAAGGCCAAGTGGCGAATATGTGACTGGGTTGGCAATGATTACAAGCATCTCTTCGTTCTTGTATTCCGCCACAACCTTGCCAGCGTCGTCGTACTCAAAGTAGCGGGCAGACTTGGGCTCGCTGCCATCCCAGTTTTGCGCAAAGGCAATCCTGCCCGCATCTTTTGGCCATAGGTTCTTAATTGGGTTTACATTGAGTCCGGCGCGGCGACCGACTGTCAGCTCTTTCTCGATAACGCCCTGGTCCAGCACCAGAAGGTCCTCAACGATTGGCTCAATGAACGAACGCCACGAATCACCACGCTCGTTTGGTGCCCGGAGGAACTCCCTAATGCGCTGGGTTACTTCGTAGTTTTCGGTAACTCCGGCATCGTGCGGAACAATGTCCCATCTTGCTCGGCTTACCTGTCCGCGTCGAAGGTTGATCGCAGCGCGAATCCACGGGTTGGTTCTTGACCAGCGGCGCAACTGCTGCACTGAGCGCTTCTGCAACTGGCTGTGTTGGCCAGCGCCACGCGCGTACGGCTGCGAATCAAATGATGGGGCTATGGACGACGGCGTAGACTTAGCCGCAGTGGCTAGCGATCGCCTCTTGTCCCATGGCATGTTTACCATATTTTCTTTTCTTTCCTTTTTGGCTTCATTGCTTGTCGTACGGACATTACATCTAAGTCATTATTAACGATTTTTCTCGCTTCGTCCAGCGTAAACGGAACAACTCTAATTCCGTCGATATAGCCAACTGGAGCAAACGATGGAAGCTTTGCCCACCAGTATGGTACCACAAAGCGACCGTTGGTAAATTCCATCTCTACGCTGTTCTCGAAATCAAGCCCCATCGTCGTCTTCGCCGTCCCCAGGTAGGTCGTCTGTCTCCGACTCGATAACCTCTTCTATGTGCAGTTGGTACTTCCTTCTTTGCGGTACTGACATCCTGGTGGCTTGCAATATCCCGTAACAATCTGCGCAAACGTCGTATCTCTTCTGGCCCTTCGCCCTTGGGACTACTGGCTCCGGGCGGAGCTTGACTTCAAGGTGCGAGGAGCCAGCGTAGATTGTGCAAAGAGAGCATCGCGGGTGGGCATGCTTAAGGGACTCGTAGCGTTCCACGATTGGGGCAATCTCTTTGGTCAGTTTTTTGATAGCAACGGAAACGCCTTCGACTTCGGCGACTGCGGCATTGATCTCATTGCAGAGTTTGCATTTGGCCATGGGAAAAGTATATACCAAATCCATGGACAATATACAAGTATTTGGGTATTATTGTGTTTAGGTATACAAAACTTAATACACTTGCGGTAAGATTCGATAGGAAATACAATGTGAAAAGCCCAGAAATGGGTTCGCAATATTGAGAAGTCTTGACTATACAAGGATTATATCTTCTAATATACAGCGGAGGTCATTTTGGACTTTAAGCTTTACACCAACGCACTGAAGGCATTTGAGAGCCCCTCTGGTGACCACTATGTCACCGGAACGACTTCGTCCACTATTAAGGACCGTCATGGCGACTCAATGACCATGAACGCCCTAAAGTCCATGGAAGAGACCGCCAAGCAAAACCTTACCGTCTTCCTTAACCATAACTACGAGGTCCCGCAGGATCTCTTCGGCTCCGTCCAGGATGCCCGCATTGTTAAGCGTTGGGACCAGGAGACCGGCCAGGAAGTTTATGACCTTGACATCGACATCCGCGTCGTTAGCGAGGACGAAAACCCACTTGCCATGAAGACGTACCGTGCCATTAAGCGCGGCGTTAAGCTTGGGCTATCGATCGGCGCCAGAGTTGCCAAGGTCCAGAAGGAGAAGGACGCCATGGGCGAGGATACCTACGTCATTGACGAGGTCAGCCTGCTTGAGTCTTCGGTAGTCGGCATTCCGGCAAATCAACGCTCGTATCTGCAGAACGCGCTAAAGAGCCTCCGCGGCGGCGCTGAGCGATCAGAGGAGGATGATCTCTCCGGTGGATACGAAGATGCTAAGGCGGCTAGCAAGTTTGCAGTCGGCGACATGGTCTCCTGGGGGTCAAGCGGCGGTCGCGCCCGAGGTAAGATTGTGAAAGTTGTGCGCACTGGCACCGTCAGCATTCCGGACTCATCGTTTACCATCACAGCTGAGGAAAACGACCCGGCAGTCTTGATCCGAGTTTATGACGGAGACAAGCCAACTGATCGAATTGTTGGCCACAAGATGTCAACATTGCGCGCAACAAAGTCTTTTGACGATGTAGTCGCAAGGTTGGTAGAAATTGAAGGCCATCAGGCCGCAGAGAAGAATGAGACAGAGGATTCAACCTCTGCTGAGTTGGAGAAGAACATGACCGA